GTACTTCAATACCGCCGGCTACTTGCCGAAGCACGCCGGCCTAACACGCGAGGTGCCAACCTTTGACCACTCAATCCGAATCGACGCGCGATACAGCCGGACGCGTGATCGTTGCGCCAACCCGCCAGGCCCGGCCGAGGCGCTACCTCTCCAAGGCCGAGGTCGCAGCGCGCTATGGCGTCAGCCATCGAAGCATCCAGAAGTGGGTAGCGTGGCGATGGATACCAAGAGGCATACGCCGCCCCGTTAGCGATCAGCACGGGAAGCGGCGGTTCTGGTCGCTCGATCAGCTCGAGGCCGCCGAGCGGCTGCGCTTCGACGGTAAGACGTTCGCCGAGTTCCAGGCTGTTCTTGCCGCGGAACATTCTGGAACTGTTTCGGACATTCGCGCGGCCGCACCGGCGGAGGGCAGCCATGACGGACGCTGAGACGATCGCCGAGCTTCGCCTCCAGGTCGGGAAGCTCGAAGGGGAACTGCACGGCCTCATGCTCGACACCAAGGCCGCGCAGCTCGCCGCGGAGATGACGGCCGGCCATGCGGGCTTCGCGGATCTGCTGAAGCCGAGCGTGCGGAGCCGGCTGGCGGTTGAGGTGAAAGAGGGCGGTAAGCGAGAGGTCGCTTTCCGCGACCGCGATGGACACCTGAGCTTCCTAACCCCCGAGGAGCAGTTCCGGGCAGATCCGCAGTTCCTGCCCTTCCTTCGTGGCGCAGACGGGAGCCGGCCTCGGGGCGTCAAGGCGGAGGGCAACGGCAATGCGATCACCCGCGCGGCATTCGAGGCCCTGTCTCCAGCCGAGCGTATGGCCCATGCCTTGGCCGGCGAAGAGGTGATCGACAACGAACCCAGGGAGGCAGAAAGAACTGGCGCCCCTCCCAACAATGCCATCACCCGGGCGGAGTTCAACGCGATGACGATTGCCGAGCGCACTGAGCACTTGCGCACCGGCGGCGTACTGGTCGACCGACTGTGACTGGCCTCGCACGAATCGGCGTGATTCCGACGCCCGGCACCGAAGGCATACGGGGAATCGCCGCATTCCAAGCGGTGCGCGGCACGCCTCTGTCGGCGATACCCCATGGAGTACCCCTTGCCGAATCGGGATCGGGTCACCCATGACGACAACAACGGACCCTATCGAGTTCGGCCGCAACATCCGCGCTTTCGCTGAGGCTAAGAAGCGAGACATCAGCATCGTCGTCCGCGAGGTCGCGATAGAGATCCTCACGCGCATCGTGATGCGATCCCCGGTGGGGAACCCTGAGCTGTGGGCAGCCAATGCGCACGCGGTCGGAGTCAACAATGCCGTCGCTAGATACAACGCGAAATTGCGGAGCAGTCCCGGGAATCTCAATACGCGTGGTCGCCTCAAGCCAGGTCTTAAGATGAAGGCCCTTCAGGGTAAGGAGCTGCGAGGTCAACTCTCGCTTGCAGCCGGCAAAGGGTACGTCGGCGGCCGGTTTCGCGGCGCGTGGACTGTGAGCATCGGCGCGCCTGCGCAGTCACCGAAGGACCGGACTGATCCCTCAGGAGCGCTCGCCAAGCAGGCTGGCGTTCAAGCGCTCGACGGCTTCGAGGCCGGCCCGACGATCTACATCACGAACACGCTGCCCTACGCGCATCGGCTCGAGTACGAGGGCTGGAGCAAGCAGGCGCCCGCAGGCTTCGTGCGTGTGACGGTCACAGAGGTCAACGAAATCATGCGCGCCGCAGTCGCCAAAGCACGCACGCAATAGCCCGGAGACGCCATGACAACCGAATCCCTGAAGGTAGCTATCGACTCCAGCGACGCGACCCGCGCAGCCGCGGGATTCGATCGAATGGGCGACGCTGCGGACCGAGGCATGCGCTCGCTGGCAGCGATGGTCGAGAAGAGCAAGGATGCTGCGGAGGGGCAGAAGCTCGTCTGGGACAGGTCGCTGCTGGTCTACCGGACCGTCGATCAGCAGTCCAAGAACCTGAACCGCGCCACGATCTCTGCCGGCCAGTATTCGAACGCGATGCGCATGCTGCCGGCGCAGCTCACCGACGTTGTGACGCAACTCGCCGCAGGACAGCCGGCGTGGCAGATCGCGATTCAGCAGGGCGGACAGATCCGCGACAGTTTCGGCGGGGTCGCCACGGCAGGCCGCGCGCTGCTGAGCGTTCTAACCCCGGTCCGGCTGGCCGCCGGCGGTGCGGCAGTCGCCGCAGGGCTCCTGGTGAAACAGTTCGTCGACGGCGAGCGAGAGGCGGCCGCGTTCAATCGGGCAATCATTCTCACTGGAGGCACAGCCGGAACCACTGCGGATCAGCTCGGCGCGATGGCGAGGCAGCTCGCCGGCATCAAGCACTCGCAGGGCGACGCGGCGGGAGTGCTGGCCGTGCTGGCCAACACCGGCAGGCTCTCCGGAGAACAGCTCGAGCAGGCCGCCAAGGTGGCGCTCGACATGAAGCGCGTCGCGGGCGTCAGCATCGACGAGACCGTCCGGAACTTCACCTCACTGGCCGACCGGCCCGTGGAGGCCGTCAAGGCGCTCGATCGCCAGTACCACTTCCTGACGGCATCCATTCGTCAGCAGATCGAGATCCTTCAGGAACAGGGCCGCACGCAGGACGCTGCGACACTCGCGATCACGCAGTACACCGCGGCGATGAACAGCCGGCTCTCCGAGGCGGAGCAGCGCATGGGCACGCTCCAGCGGCTGGGCCAGGGCCTGTCACAGCTCAGCAGGGCGATGTTCGGCGGGTTCAATGACATCGGGCGCGACCTGGGCGATGCGGGCCAACTAGGGCTGCTCCAGCAGCGTCGCGAGATCGAGGGCCGTGGGCTCGGACGGGGATACAGCGCCTCCGGTCCTGAGGCCAGTGCGCAGCGTGAACGCGACGCGCGCGAACGAGCGCTGCAGCAGCGGGTCGACCTCACACGGCGCGAGAGCGCGCAGCGGACCACGGCGAATCAACTGGAGGAGGCCGCATTCGAGGCAAGCCGGCGAATCCTCGACAACTACCTCGACGCTACAGCGAAGAGCGTGGCCGAAGAGTTCAAGGTCAGAGATGCCCTCGATGATGCCGATACCGCACGCATCGGTCGCCAGCTCGCCGGACAGCTCTCCGTGTACGAAGGCGCGCAGTCCAAGCTGGAACTCCTGCGGGAACTCGGTCTCGTCAGCCAGGAACGCTACGTCGAACAGTCGAAAGCCCTGCTTCAGGCCGAGGGCGATGCGCAGGTGCGGGCGATCAACGAAGAGATCGCTCTGGCCAGGCAACGCAACGTCACGGGCGCGGAGCGCGTGCGAAACGAGGAGCACATCCGGGACCTACAGGAGGAAGGGCTGAGAATCGCCCAGCAGACCAGCGAGAAGATCGACCAGATCGGCATTCGCGACCGGGCTCGGCTGAACTCGCAGAGGGCCGCGCTCGATGAGGCGCGCATCGCCGCGGATCGATACCTGGAGTCCTTGAGCGAGCGCTACGCCCGCGACCAGGCGGGCATCGGACGCGGCAACCAGTTCCGCGCGCGGCAGAGCGGTGAGCAGGCGGTCGACAACGACTTCTCAGGGCAACGCCAGAAGCTCGAGGACCAACGCGAACTCATCAAGCTCGAAAGCAAGTGGACCGACACGCAGGAGCAGCAGTACCAGGAGCGCCTGGCGCTGATCGACGAGTACCACTCCAAAGCGATGCAGCTGTTCTCGAACGACTGGGAGGCATTGCAGGCCAAACAGCGCAATTGGATGGTGGGTGCGGGCGATGCATTCGCGAACTATCTGAGCGAGACGCGCAACGTGGCCGGCCAGACCGAGCAGCTCTTCAGCAAGGCGTTCCACGGCGCGGAGGACGCCCTCGTCCAGTTCGTGATGACCGGCAAGGGCGGCTTCAGGGATCTCGCCGACTCGATCATCGCCGACCTGCTGCGCATGCAGATCCGCTCGCAACTCGGGAGCGCGATCGGCAGCCCAAGTGGTGGCGGACTGCTGGGATTGCTGGGTGGACTGCTGGGTGGCGGCGGTGGCTCCCAGTCGGCGGCCAGTTACGTCAGCACCTTCTTCCCCGGGCGTGCCAGCGGCGGTCCCATCGAAGCCGGGCGCCCCTACATCGTCGGCGAGCGCGGCCCAGAGATCATCGTGCCGCGAACAGCCGGCGCGGTGATTCCGAACGGGCATAGCCCGGGCGGCGGGGCCGGCATCACGATCGTTCAGAACCTGAACCCCGCACCAAACACGGACGTCGCGACCTTCGCCGCGATGCTGCGGCAGGCGCTGCCTGCGCTGTGCGCTGCGGTCGCTGACGACGCTCGTCGCGGTCGCAACGGTTGGAATCGAGTGACTTGACCAACAACGCCGGAACGCCGGCATTTCTTGAGGAGAACGCTACATGCTCAGACTACAGCCCAATCCAACCTTCACCGCTCAGGTGCAGATCCCCGTCGCTGGCGGTGAGCCGGAGCCGGTTCAGTTCGAGTTCAAGCATCGGACGCGGGACGAGACTCGGGAACTGGTCGAACGGAAGGAGCTGACCGACGACGAGCTCGTGATGGCCGTCGCATGCGGTTGGGGACTGGTCGAGGAGTTCAACGCGAAGAACGTGCACACGCTGCTGCAGTCCTACCAGGCGGCCGCGGGCGCCATCTACAGCACCTACCTCGCGCAGCTCTCGGGGGTGCGCCTGGGAAACTGAGGGCCGCCGCTCGATGGCTCTACACGGAAAGACCAAGCGTTGAGGACTTGGAGGCCATCGGGTTGGCGGCGTCGGATTACGGTCCCGAATCGTTCGTGAAGACGGTGGAGGTCTGGC